CTGTAGGCCGAGGCCGCCCTGCTCCTGAGGGGTGCCCAGCAGGCGGGCGTCCTTGCGGCGATTGCAGGATGGGTCTTGCACCATACCACCCTTGGCGCGTCCGAAGATGCTGATCTGGTAGGCGCTCTGCTCTGGGATCAGACAGCTGTCATTGCCACCGCCACCCATCACCGTGGGCGCGGCAGCCGTCGGCACCGGAGTGGAGAACGGCGCGGACCCGGAGCCGTTATAGTTCCGCGTCTCGTTGCTGGAGACGTTCCCGCTGTCGACGGTGGAGTTGGTGTTGCCGCTGTTGGTGTTTAGGTCGCCCGTGACTTGGGCGCTGACTGCGGTGGCAGTCAGTAGATAGAGCACAAAGCCCCAAGCACATCCCGCGTGTCGCCAGAGCACAGAAGGGCGTCTGCGGCTTCGGTCTTGCCCATGTAGTATAGCGTCTCTGAGTTCTGTCGGATTTCGCACTGCGCGTCACCTTTCGGGCAGGCCGTCGTGTAGGCCACAGAGGACACAGTAACCGGGCCGCAGCCCGCGACCAATAGGACGAGTACCAGTCTCATTTGGCGAGCCTCTGGAGGATGTTGTCGATCTTGGTGTCCATCGCGTCGATCCGGGTCAGCACCCTGTTGATGTCGGTGTGCATGTCGGCCCGCGTGACGTAGTCACGGGCCACTTCCTCTCGGGTGCGGTTCAAGAGGATTTGCAGCCGCTTGACCTCTTCGACATGGTTCTTCAGCACCCAGCTGATGAGGCCAATTATTGCGCTTAGGCCTGCACTCCAGAGCATTTCAGGGGTCATCACTTCCACTCCGTGCCGGTCCAGTGTCTCAGGGGCTTCTGGACCCAGCTTGTGCCGTTCCATACCTTGACGGGATATGTTTGCCACCAAAAGCCGTTCCAGTAAAGGATTGCGCCACTGGTGTCGACGGTGACGATACCGACGCGACCTTGCGCCGATACACCCGTGGGAAAGACCTTTGCACCGGCTTGGGCGAGCGCCTGCCCGACCTGCCCGAGAGCCTGCAGCCCAGCGACACTGACATTCGCATCGCCGGAAACACCAGCTTGGCCCACTTGGCCGGTGGCAGAGACGCCAACGACAAAAACTCTGGTGGCCGTGTCAGCTTCAGCAACGCCCACCTCGCCAGTGGCCTGCAGACCCGTGACGATGATGACGGCGGACCCATTGGCGACGACTGATCCAGCCTGTCCGGTGGCCGATACGCCGGTGACGGAGAAGGTTGTGCCACCAGTGGCTGTGGCTGACCCAACCTGACCAGTTGCTGAGACGCCAGTAAGCTGAACCGTGGCGGTCCCGATGACGGTGACGGAACCAGTCTGGCCACTCGCCTCCACGCCAACAACGGAGACCTTGGCACCGGCCTCGGCGGTAACAGACCCCACCTGACCAGTTGCTGAGAGACCTGTAACGGTGAACGTCGCTCCGCCGGTCGCATTGGCCGTGCCAACCTGACCAAGGGCGGAGACGCCTGTCAGGGTGACACCGGCACCGGCTTTAACGATGACGGAACCAACTTGCCCGTCAGCCTGAACGCCTGTCAGAAAAACGATGACGCTGACGCCGGAAGTCCCGTCATCAGCAATTGGAGCGGATGCTATAGGGTAGAAACCGAGCATCGCGCCCTCACCCGTCGTTGCGTTTTGGCCAACCTACCAGATATTCGGCCCGGCGTCACGCAGGCTTGCTTGGCCACACCACGCTGTGCGGGAAGCCGGGCTGCGCTGTGATGTCGAGCAGAGCTCTGCGGTAGGCGACCCATTCAGCCTGCTTCTCTGCGGTCAGGTCGGCCCAGCGGAGCGGGTTCGAGACCAAAGGGTCAACCTCGGACGCCAGTCTGTAATCACGCTCTGCGCGGACGACCCTTGCGGCGGCTGCATCAAGCTCTTCCTGCGTCGGCGGGACATAGGCTGCGGTGGCCGGGTCAGCATCCATTTGAGCATGTAGCGCGGCCACGTCGAACAGGGCCCCGGCGTCGTTGGGGTCGCAGGTGAACGGTATCCATCCATAGGTTTCATGCTCAATCTCGCAGTCGATCCAGCCGGCGGCAAGGCGCTTTGCGTTGCGGTAGTTCATCAGGAAATCCTTAGGAATAAAGTTGTAGCCCCGACGTTCGCTGTTGATGACGCGCTTCCGCCAACTGCTCGCCAAGTGCCTGATGCTGCACCAGCGTTTCCGCCAGATGTTACGGTACTTGCATATGTACCAGAGTTCATAATGCTGGATGCCTGCATCGAAGAACCGGCGTAAGTGCTGCCGGGAGTTACGAGGGTACTGAGTGGACCTCTAAAAAAAGCATAAGTGCCGACGTCACCATACGACAACCCAGCCGTGGCCGTTCCGACTTGTGCAGACGTGGGGGCGGGGAGGTTAGTTAGGGCTGATCCGTTCAGGGCCGGAAGGGTTCCCGTCAAGTCAGCAGCGTCAACTGCTCCATCAAACGCCGCAGCCGTAACGCCCGTGGTTCCGTCGATGACAACTGGCATGATTTAGGCCTCCTCGGGGTATGGATAGCGAGCTTTGATCTCTTGCACCTTGGCCTGCCATTCTTCGACAGTGGCCTCACCGCGCTGGGACATGAAGAACAGGGGGTCGGCTTCCTGTTGGTATGCCCACCTACGCAATTGCTCTTGCTGTTCCTTGGTCGGCGGAAGTTCTGGCTCTGCTTCTGGATCGGCTTCCAGAGCAGGATCGACGACAAGCCACGCGCCATCGGTAAACCTTGCGCGCTGGCCCTCACTCAAGGCTGGCGGTTCCTGCTCTACGCAGCCGCCGGGGATCAGCCAGTTGGCCTCGTCCAGAGGGTCTTGATCGGCCAAGGTTGGGCCAACGTAGAAGCCTTCAGTGTCTGTTTGGTAAACTTCCATGTCAAACCTCAGAATTTGATGCAGGCGAGGAGGGCGATGTTGAGGGGGCGGGTTTCGGTGCCAGTTCCCGCGCTGAAAGTAACCGTTGCCAGCTGCGCCGCAGAACCTCCAGCCACACCCGCGCCGCCAGAAAATGTGACAAATCGGTATGATCCGCCGTTTGCAAATCCATGATTGTGACTTTTGAACTCATCTGTCTGCGCCGAACCAAATGCGCGACCGCTATCAATGCCGCGACCGTCGTCCCAATTGCGGGAGAAGTAGCCGCGAAGGTCTGGGAGGTTAAAGGTCGTTGACCCATCGCCGACGCCGAAGGTAGTGCCGATTGCAGCAAAGAGGGTGGCGTAGGTCGTGCGTGAGACAGCTGCGCCGTTAGCTTTGAGCCAACCCGTAGGGGCCGTGTTGCGCGCAAACTGAACCACGGAGCCAGCGGGGACGGCGGCGGCTACTTCGGTCGCGGTGGCCACAGCCACACCACCGCTCGTAGCACCATTCGGGAAGTTCGGAGCGCCAGTGCCAGCAGCGTCGGTGATCGAGTTTGCGCGAATTTCGGACATCAGTTAGCCTCCTCAGGGGCCGCATCAAGCGGGCCGCTCTCGGTCCACAGCCAACGGTCGCGGCTGCCACGCGAGGGCAACTCGCTGTCGTCGATAATGCGCCAAGGCTTGCCCGCAGGCACGTCCTTGGCTGCGACGGCTTCGATCCGGTCGGCAAACTCAGGAGCTGGGATAACCACTGACACCTTGTTGTCGTCTTGCGGGAAGATGATGACCTGCATGGTGCGTCCTTTCAGCGGAAGATGGCGACGTTGGTCGAATTTGTATCAAATAAACTGCCAGCTTGGTTGTACGAATTTACGCGAACTGAGGTTGTCGTTTTGTTAAAATCTGTTGAATTTAGCAAGCTTGTAAATATGCCGACATTACCTGAGAGTGAGTTTACTGACCCCGTAACGGCATAGTTCGCATCCGGCATCGCCGTCGTAAAATTGACCGTGTAATCACCCACCCCGTTGTCAGTGATCGACGACACATTGCCAGAGGCGCGGATTGCCACGGTGCCAGTGCCGTTGAAGTTCACCCACGCACGGCAAGCATAGATCGGGGCAGAGCCAGTGGCGTTGAGGGCCCCAGTGATCTGCGCAGCCGACACGGTGCTTTGGTCGGTCAAGACTGTCCCCGAGGCATCCGGCAGCGTTAGCGTCCGATCCGTGTTCGTGCCGGGGGATGCGATGGAGAACGTCCCGGTACCGGAAGCGTTCGGCGTGAGTGCGATTTTGCTCATCAGATCACCACGTATCTTGCGCCAGATGATACCGTCACGGTCACGCCGCTATCGACCGTGATCGGCCCGGTGGACATGGCGTTCTTGGTTGCAGGGATGGTATAGTTCGTGGTCACCAGCTGGTCATTCTGGACAAAGGCCAAGTTCGTCCCGCCACCCGTCACGAGACCGGCGAGGTCTCTAGACAGGACCGTGACGTACACCACGGCGGTTCCAGATAGGTTCAGGAGCGACCCGGTCGACGATTGCACCAGCGTTCGCGTCATGGTGGGGCCGGTCGACGAGTAAACGCCGGTCCCGACCTCCCAGCTCGTCGTGTCCTCAATGGTGTAGCTGATAACCGCACCATTGGTGAGACCGGCGGCCCCAAACGTCTGGAAGCCGGTTGCAGCCGAACCCAGCGTGATCGTGCCGGTTCCGGTCGTGGCCGTGTTTACCTTGGCTCGATCAACAAAGGTGACCATTAGGCGATCCGGATGATTGCGTCTGTCGCGTTTGCCGTTGGGAAGACGATGGTGAAGTCACCAGTGGTCGACGTCTTGTCCGAACCAAAGTCGAGGATCACCACCGACGGGTTGGTGTATGTGTGGGTCGGGGTCGTATTGTAGATCATCGCCCCACGCGCCGTGATGGTGGCGCTTGTAAAGGTCAGATCGGCAAAGTCAGTGAAGGCCGTGGTGCCAGACGAGCTTGGGTTAATGTTGGTCAGTGTGCCGCCCCCGGCTGCGTAGGAACCGCTGTCAGGCACCTCATCGGTGGCGGTATAGGCGGTCGTGGCGGCAGTGAAGGAGGCGCTGTTGGTGTACAGGGCCAGCTTGAAGGTGTCGCCCCCGGATGCCCGGAAATCGTGAACGGCCTCGAGCAGCTGTTGCTTGAAGCTGGTCGCCATAAAGTTGCCGGTGAAAGCCATTAGAGCCCCCTGATCGTTTCGGCGAGGTCAGGATGACCCGCATCTTTCAAGATATTGTACACGGTTGTGCGGTCAGAAGCGATAGCCTGCCGCATGTAGTGGACCAGAACCATCCGCATCCGCTCCCTGAAGGCCTTCGCCTGAGCTGCGAGCTCCGGTGGCGCGGTGTCCGAGATAGAGATCAGCTTGTTCAGGGCGAGGTCCGCAACCTCATCTGGGGTCATCCCGCGTCCGCTTGTGGCGACAACGTCGACCTTGATGGGTGCAGGCATCTCAAGCGCAGGTGTCCAGCTCATCAGTTTGTATCCACCCAAAGGTCGCCGACCGACGGGCTTGCCGGTGGCGTGTTCCCCACATGGATATTCACAAATGCGCCGGTTGCAAGCCCGTCGATGTCGGCTGCGGGTATCTGCGGACGACCGGTCAGCGGGGCAATCCCATCTCCAAAGACGTAGCCGGTCAGGCTCATCGCCCCCGTACCGCCCTGAGCAACCGAGATGACGTTCCCAAACACGTCGCTTTCAACGTACGCTGCAATCTGCGCTGCCGTCAGGCGAACGGACTGGTCATTCTGGACGCTCTCGAAAAGCTCAGTGCCATCCAGCGCGGTGCCGGGCGGCAGCTGTGTGATTTTTACGTCAGCCATTGGTTACGCTCCCGTGATCCGGTCATCTTCGAGCTCGGTGATGCGGTAATCCTCGTTGCCGGGGACCAGAAGGCCGACGACGACAGACACGCCCTGCGCTGTCTCGGTGATGCGATAGTCGGTTGACGCCAGAGAGTAGGTCTCCGGGCGCGGGTTCAGGATCGGCGGCGGGTCTCCGGGCAGCGTCAGGCTGCGCAGTTGAGACTGCATCTGGTCAAGGCAGTGGCGGCACACCAGAATGCGCTTGTTCTGCACCGTAGCCCCAGCCCAGTCGTACTGGAACTGGAGGTTGACGTGGTTATACCTGAAGCCGCACCGGTCGCAGATCGCGTGGGCCTGCGGATTTACCGATGATGTTCTGGCACGACCTGCGATTGACCCGTATGCCATGCGTCACCTGTAATATCCGCCGACCAGCGGCGAGATGTAGACGTTCGACGTCTCGATGTTCTGGTCGGCTGCGATCTTGTAGCTCTCGTCGGCCTGCGCCTTCAGTGCGACAGCGATCTCCGGCTTCCAGATGCGGGCCAGACGATAGGTGAGGCCGTCCGCGAAGGCTTCGAGCCACAGATACGGGATTTCGACCTGCGTGTTGCCAGCCATGGAGCTGTCTTGGAGCTGGCGAACCCGGTAGTATTTGATCTTCTGGACGGACTGACCATCCGGAACCGGCCACACAGTGAACGTCGGGGACAGCGTACGGTCGAACCAAAAGACGGTCGGTGCGCCCTGTACGGTCTTGTTGGAGTACGAGGCGTATTCCGAGCGGCTGATGGGCATCAGGGGGCGGTCGATGGGCGGCGACGTGCCGTCATCGTGCCGGGCATAGGCGTCCAGCATGACCACAGTGTTCGGATCGACGTCATACTTGTCGATACCGGCAATCAGCGGCACCTCAATGAGGTCAACAGCCCACAGGTTCACCCCTTGGTTAGCCCAGCGGGCGCACATCATGTTGGCGGCCATGCGGGCGGCCTCCATGTGCTCCTGCAGTAGAGCCGTGGGGCGAATGCCCACGTTCATGTAGGCGTAGATCGTGATCTCGCCGAGGCCGGGGTTGAAGTTGTAGGTGCCAGTCGTTGCCATCAGAGGCTCCCGTCATTCTTGATGAGGATGATCTGGAAGTATGACGAGACGTCGTTGTTGCTACCAGAGCCCTTGGCCGTTGCTGTGATGCACTCGCCGGACAGGATTTTGACCGGGTAGGCAAAGTCGTAATCAGCGGTCCCACTGCCAATCGTGGTGATGGCTGCTGTCCGGATTATGCCATCCTGACCGCGCTGCTTGAGGCGGGCGGTGATGTATTGGTTGGTGTTGGCCGTGCCGCAAGTAACGCTCCCGTACGTCAGGTACCCCGTATAACCAGCCGGGCATGTCCAATGGCCCACCAGAGCAAGGTTATCGCCAATGCCCATGGCACTATAGGTGACTGCTGGCACCCCAGAGGTGACCGTCCCAGTTCCAACGTAGATTGTCCCGGCGTTGACCCCGCCAGAACCTACGGACACGACGGTAACACGCTCAATGGCGTCATACTCGTGGATGGTGGTTACGGCAGTCTGCCCGTTTAGAACCACGGTTTCCGAGACATAACCGCCGGTTCCGTTGATGCCGAGGATGAAGACGCTGCGAGCACCGGTTCCGGCGGATGTGTCGCTGGCGCTTGAAGAGCTGACGGTCATCAGGGTCGGAGAAGCAGGGTGCCCCAAAAGGCCTGTCGTCGGCCAGATCGTTACCTCTGCCGTGTCAACGTCTGGGTTATGCCCAAAAACATGGATGATGCTGTGAAACGTGATCTGCCCACGACCAACCTGCAGCTCGAAAGGTTCGAACCGGCCATTTTGGGTGATTGAGGGTATTGTTACAGTCATTTAGCAGTCCCACGCCCTGAGGCTTTTGTTGATCCGGCTGTTCGGGTCTTTGGCAGTCTTCTCACTGGTCAGCTTGCTTTTCATGCCTGACATTCTGGCACAGAAAGAGGCCTTCCGCCCAGCATCTTTTTCGGTCTTCGGCTTGGGTGCCGGTGGCTTCAGGTCCATGCCCTGAGCCTTCGCGGAGGCGCGGCCCTTTGCGTTCAGGCCGCCCTCCGGGTTCTTCCCCTCCGCCCTTGTCCATGCCGGAGACTTTGCCATCAGCGCATTCCAGCCTGAACGACGTAGGCAGTGACGGTACCTTCGCCCGACGTCACGTTGATTGATAGGGCGTGGTGCGGAACCGTGATGGAACCGTTGGCGGCTGCCGTTTTGGCCGAAAAGCCAGCATCAACGGCCCAGACCGAAGGTGTTCCAGTGGACGGATCGTCCATCGAGATTTCAATGTTGAAGGTCGCGGTGCCGGTTACGGTCGCAACAATACCGACATTGAAGGGGTTCTGAAAGCTGTCAGACGCGATGATGGCGCTACGGCCAGTCCCGGTCTTGCTGATAGTGATCGGGTTCATGTTCGCATCCCTGAATGAGAGGTTGGAGGGGGCCTTTCAGCCCCCATCCTTCAGTACTTTGCCTTGGGGGCGGCTGCCGACATCAGCGGCATACCGTGGACACCAGTGCCGCCGGTCACGGTTTTGTTACCGGTAGCGACGTGAGGAGCGCAGTTGCTGCTCTTGTCGGTGCCGGTTTTGACCGTTTTGGTGACAGCCATGGCGGGTTTTTTGTTACCAACGCGCATTGATGTCACTCCTTACGGCTGCTGAGCGTAAACGAGGGTTACGTTGACGTAACCGGCTGAAGTAGCACCGGTCGGGGTCACGGTAACCACAACGGGGGCCGTGGTTGGGGCCGGTACACCCAAGACGGACACGTTCGACATGGCCGCCAGCTGGGCTGCGGTGAAGGTCGGACGAACACGACCAGCGGTCTTGGCGTCAACACCGGAAGCGTACTGGGTGCCAGCTGCGGCGGTACCGACCGAGAGGACAGCGGTGGTCGCCGAGTTGAAGGCGGTCAGAACGTCCACGATGATGTCGATGATTTTCGATCCAGCGGGGATGTAGAGCGTCGACGAGACAGCGGTGGTGCTGTTCTGGGTGATCGAGGTTTCCTGCTCGAGAACGGCAAAGCCGAGGTTTGGGCCGTTGGGTTCGCCGGTTTTAAGGGTGCCAGACCGCACGGGTCCGGAGAAAGTGGTAGTACCCATCTGGGCATCTCCTTGCACAATGACCGCCCTGTCTGTGCAACGTCCGCTGGGCGCGGTCAGGACGGAGTTTCAGCCCAGTTGAAGAGGGAGGGGAGCCCGAAGGCTCCCCCAAGTTCTTTGCCTTACGACGGGAACGAGCCGAAGATCGAGCGCCAGTTGTAGTAGCCGAACGAGTAGCGCTCGTAGCCTTTTACGAGGAGGTTATCTGTCACGAAATCGACCTGCATGTCGGTTTCGAACTTCACGCGCTCCATGTACGACAGGCCGTCGATGTTGGTCAGCAGGAACCAAGCACCGGTCGAGGTCAGGAAGTCGTTGACCATGTAGCCTTCCGGCAAGCCGCCAGCGGTCGACATGATCGCGTTGACGTCGTTGTCGGCGGTGCCCGGACGCAGTTCCGTCTTGGTCAGGCGGATTGCGACGGGTTCCAGCTGCGGGGGAACGATCAGCTTACGACCGCGAGCGAACACCTTCAGGCCTGCCTGATCGCGGAAGTTGGACCGGATCGAGATCATGCCGTTCAGCAGGGTCGCTTCGTTCAGTTCAACGTCCGTGGTCGGGCGGTTTGCAACGGTGCCGCCGTCGATGGGGTGGCTGGTGGAGATCAGAGCCACGCCGTCACCACCGATTGAACCGTTGTAGGTCGTCGCGGTGTTCAGGACGTTTGCGCCGTAGATTTCCTTGGTCTGCTGGAAGCTCTCGATCAGACCGAGGTTCGACGGTGCGAACTGGGTTTTGTACAGGTTGTCGTCGACAGCTTTGCGGGTGATCGCGTAGCCCAAGCCGATTTCAACGTGCTCTTGGTTGTAGATGAAGCGCTCACCAGCGTTGTTGTCGAACGCGGTTTGGCCACCTTCAGTCTTCAACTGCGCAAAGCCAAGGTAGCGCATCTCGGCAGTACGCTCGAGAGCCATCTTGGAATTGTGCTTCGTGAAGATTTTGTCGTACTGAGATGGGATCATCTCGTACTTGCCTTCAACGCCACGGAGGCCGGGGAGCAGAAGGTCTTTAATGGCAGAAAGATTGACAGCCATGTTTCATGCTCCTCAGATGCCGGTCAGCTGTTTGGTGCTGACGTTGTTGAAGGCGACGATGACGAGGTTGTAAGCCCCTGCCTCGGTGCCGGGTGCGCCGGGTGGATCAATGTCCAAGCTCACGATGCGGAAGGGCAGCGTGGCCGTGGTTTGAACCGTCGACATGTCGACAGATGCGCCGGAGATACCGCTTGCGGTGTTGCCGGTGCCAATGGCGAAGTTCACGTTCGCATTGATGTCAGCAGCGGTTGCGCCGGTTGCGCCGGTCTGGGCGATGAAACGGGCGTTCGGGTCGTTGATGATGTAGCCCTCGACGGTCTGCGAGGAGGCAACATCCGAGCCGGGCCAGTAGTTCGACCAAACGGTACGCTTCTGCGAGACCGAGAGGTACTTGCAGCCTTGGAAGACGCCAGCGATCTGGGTCGTGCCGGGAGCGCCGACAACGACATAGCCGTTGGCATCAGGAAGGACGGGGTCGCCATAGAAAATGGCGGAGGCATTGTAGGCAATGCGAACGGCAACTTGTTCGTAGGTCGGGGCCGACCCGTTGCCGCTGTACTGCCGGAAACCGAAAGGCGCGGAGGTGTTCGCCATAACGGGTATCTCCTTTGCAGGAGGTCCATCATCGCGCACCGGGGCGAGTGTAGAACCGTGGGTTTCAATCTTCCGCACCGAGCGGAGAGTGGCTGCATACTCTCACGTCACAACCAGATTGTCAAAGGGTCACCCTTAACGGTCGTCAGTATCGTTTTGGGGCGCTTTATTTGTCGCCCCTCCGTTCATAAACGTGGAGACGTAGGGCTCGAGATTGTCCCACGCCTCTTGAACGGCGGGAGTTCCCTCCCGCCGTATCGCTTTTCTGAGGCGGTCGATCTTGTTGTAGATCGTGACGGCCTTAATCATGCCTCAGGGATGGGCATGGCTTCATACCCCTTCTTGATCTTCGCCATCTCGTTACCCTTGTTGGAGCGCTCGAACTGGCCAGCCGGGGCTGCGGAGAGCTGCTCTTCCTTGGCGCGGACCTGCAAGCGGGCGCGGCGGAGTTCGATCTGGCGAACCTCCTCCGTGATCTCTGCGGGGCGCTCCATCAGGACCATGCCCTTGCGGGTGATCTCGACGCCCTTGTAACCAGCGGGCATCATCTCGGGGTGGCGGTTTGCAGGGACTGCTTCCCAGCCGTCACGGGCCAGCTTGACTTGGTGCGCCGGGTCTTCCGCGCCCAAAATGGTCTTGGTTTTCCATTCGTAGGTCCAGCCGTCAGGGATGACGCCGGGCTCGACGTAGAATTCGTCGGTGCCATCGTCGAGGTTGCCGTCACGGTGAGAGCGAAGCTCTGCAGCCTTGCGGGCCGCGCGCTCGCGGGGGCTCTCCTCGGCCTTGGCGTTGGGACGCATGGTGGGCCGGACCTTTTCAAACTCAGTGCTCATTGCAGTTTACCTTCTTTCTGGAGCGCCATCTTGTTCTTGGCGTAGTCCTCGGGCTTCATGTTCATCATCTCTGCCATCTCGCGCTCT